CGCACACCATCGGTAAAGAAATACAGCGTGACGCTCTTGAAGGCGCTGCTGATTGGCGCGTAGGTGACGCTGGTGACAGCCACGATGGTCTCACTGAATCCGCACGCCTGCATCAGCGCTGACCACTTCGGCGCAGTGCCTGCAGTGCCAGAGCCTGCGATCTCAACGTCAAAGCTGACGCTTACCAGGCGCTGACCTACGACCATCTCAGTGTTACCGAGATAGCCCAGGATCAGCTCACGATCCTTCAGCTCCAGCTGCAGCGGCTGCACCTCAAGGGCAGAGACCAGCACCGCATCCGTTGCTGCGGGCGTGGGATCTGTGCCGTAGGTGGATTCAATCTTCGCCAGCAGTAGGCGCTTGCGAGTCAGTGCCATTGGTGCTCTTGGGGTTGGGCAGGTCTGCTGGCGTTTCTTCGATCAATACCCATTGGTTCTTTTTCGCATCCAATAGGTATGAGCCACCAGCTGATGGGAGAGGGGGTAATTCCTTCGCCACGATCACCAGGTGCTAACGCCAACAGCAGGCTATGGAGCGCCTTTAGGTGGTTAGATCAGTGACGCTGGAGCGGTAACGGACGTTGTAAGTGCAGACGGTCCAGAGCGCAGGCTGGTCAGCCTTCTCCATCTGCGGGTCAACCGTGCCGGGAAATATGTCCATTGCCAGGCCGCCGAGCGTGCGGTCAGCCATCAGCTTGCTGTGAAGGCTGATGATGATCGGATCAGCCAGCTGATCAGGTATTGCGCCACGGGTGTAGACCGCAATCAGCACCGGCAGCCGCCAATCAATCTTGCAGTTGCTGACCAGCTCCTCTGACGCTGAATCAGTGCCAGGTTCGATCACCAACGCTGGCGCCTCATTGCGGGCGAAGGCTTCCACCCTGGAGCGATAGATGCGGGTGCCAACGCCAGTGGTGCCGACCAAGGTGGTAGCGATGGCCGCCAGGATTGATTCGCGCTTGGATGGCATCTGTGCTGCTATTGCTTAGATCAGTCTGAGCAGCGGGATCAAGTCACTAGCCGCTTAGCGCCTTGGCCTTGGGGACGGCTATGGATTAAGACGCCCACCATGAAGGGTAAATTTCGGCTTCGTATCCGTAAGTCTGGGCGACCCAATCTGCAAAGTAGTCGTCGCCTGCTGCGCCAAAGGTGCGCAACCTAGATCGCCCCCATTCGCCAAGGGCAATGAAGATATACATCAGACGTACTCGGTGACCTGGACGGTGCCGTTGGCGCTAGCCCAGATGCCGTAGATCGCGCTACCAACAATCATCTGCTGGTCAAGCAGCAGGAAGGCGCCGGACGGCACTTCAATAAAGCAATTGGCAGTGGTGGCCGGGGTAGAGAAGCTGAGGTAGAGCTTGGCGGTGCTGATATTGCTAATCTAGAAGCCTTTGCGATTGGCGTTGGCAGCCAGGACTGTGACGCTGGTAGCGCTGCTGGCCACGCTGGTGGTAGTTGGGGTGCGTGCCGCGACGCTGACATCTTGCGACGCGGGGAAATACAGATCGCCCAGCTCGCCTGGAATGTCCGGCTTGTTGATTCGTACTGCGGCAACCAGGTCAGCCATGATCAGATCCAGTGGCGGGGGTCAGGTCTTCTTCAGCACAGGCTATGGATTGCGGTCGGCGCCTGCTCGCGCTTAGCAGTCATCAGCGCACCTCTACGGCAACAAGCCGAGCGCGACCAAGGGTGATGTTTTCAGTGCCGCTTTGGTTAGCGATAAACAGCGCCACTTCGTCGTTGGCGGCCATGCTGATGATCCAGTTGGTGACCAGCTTGGCTTCCTCAGCGCCGGAACCAGTAAAAGCGCGGCATTCGGTCTGATCTATGGCAGTGCCGTTCTTGGCCAGCTTGATGCCAAGGACCTTGTTATTGCCGGTGGCAGTCTTGGCGTCAATGCTGCCGTAGACCTGCATCAGCTTGGTAGCGCCGCTGGTGTTCTTGACTGCAAAGGTGTTGGTCGTGCCAAGCGTCATGCCGTTGGCGGTGGTGCTGTCGAAGGTGCCAGTGAGCCCAGTAGAGACATAGACGCTCTGCGTGGTGATCGTGATGGTGCCGGCGTCCATCTTGCTGACTTGGCCGCGGGTCAGCTCCAGCTCAATTGCGTCCTCGAGCTCATCAAGGTTTGCATCATGCTCAGCAGCGGTCAGCGGTGAACCTTTCACCAATCGCCGCACTAGATCAAGGCTCATGAGATCGGTTTGTTTAGGGTCACTTTAGAGATAGACGCCAGCTTGAAATACATCGGGCACATAAACCGCCTGGGCGGCTGCTGTGACAAGCTGTAAGCCCGCTTGAATCATCCGTCCATCGTCAATCAATAAGACTTGCCGCACGCTGTAGAGATCGTTGCTGACAAGGATTGAGTCGCCATACAGCAGGCTGCCAAAATCATCAGCCTTTGCCGTCAGCATGTAATCAGTGCTGATCACCATGCCATCAGCCACTAGCTCTCCGGGCATATCCAGCAGGCCAAGACCAGAAACGGCGCCAGCAGTTACGCTGACGCCGAAGTCTGCCAAGAACACATCTAGGTTCTCGGTAAATGCCATCAGCCGTACTTCTTCAGGCCGTAGCCGTTGACGGAGTAGATGGTGGTGCCACTGGAGGCGATGGTGCCAACGAACCGGATGTAACGCTTGAGGGCGTCACGGTTCAAGGTGATCACTTGCTTTGCTGCGGCCTGGGCAACAGCAGTGAAGCCGCCGCCAGTCGCATCAGAGAAGTCGCCGGTTTCGGTGGTGTCGCTGTGCTGGATCTTGCCGGTCATGGTGCCGGAGCCGCCAGCAGCGCCAGCATCAAGGATCACTTGGATGTCGCCGTCGAAATCCTTGAGGTCCGCAATGTTGGTCGTGGCGCCAGTGAACGTTGCAGCTTCAGATGCAACAGGGTGGAGCGGGAAGTGCTGGAGCTTCTCCAGCGTTTGCTGAAAGATGGCCATTGATCAGGCGGGGGTAAGTTTGCTGGGACGAGGCTTCCGCGCCTCAGGCATTGGACACACAATCTGGGCTGGTTGAGGCTCCGCCTCTTTCGCCTTGCCGCTACCAATTAGGTAACGGCCGTCAGCGTCAGACGCATCAATCAATTCGCCAACCCTTGCAGGTATGCCTTTGATCGATGTTTGGCGGAGAATCTCAATCAGCATCGTTATGCCTCAGGTCAAAGGGTGTTGTTGCCGCGGGTGAACGCCTCGGGATGGCGCACCGCTACATCAACGTCCTGCAGTGCAGTCACCCGCACACCGCCAGAGGTGTCTAAGGCATAGGGATTCACTTGTAAATCAAGCGCCCCCCACATGCCCATTAGCATTTGATTCCACACCCCAAAAAATACATCGCCAGTGGCGACCTGGTTGGAGCGAACCACGCCATAGCCGTTCACCGTGCCGCCGGGCTCGAGTACGAACTGAGCGGTGTTGGCTGCCTTCTCGGTGGTCTTGAAGCCGCCGTAGATGGTGGAGTTGGTGACGTAGGACATAGCGCCGATGTCGGCGTTATCGGCGTTGATCTTCGACTCCATGGAGACAAGCTCCGCATAAGTCGGAGCAGCGGCGCCAAAGTCCTCGGTGTTGATGCCGGTGATGAACTTCAGGCCCTGGGGCTGGTTGGTGTTACCCAAACCGTAGAGCGCAGCGCGATCAATCTCGAGCGCGATCACGGTGGCCAGCTCATTGCGGACCATGGTCTCCACGTCGATGGACGACTGGAGCAGCAAGCGGCGGCTGAACTCGGTATAGGCGCCGAGGGTCTTCGGCGTCATGTTCACCTGATCAACCGTGGGGTTGCTCTCGGTGAGTGTGCCCTTTTCAGCTACCCAGTAGGCGGTAGGAGCGCCGGTCTGGCGGGGGATGGCGACGGGGCCATTGAGGCCAGTCAGCATCGTCACGCCAAGGCTGGTCAGCGCCAGGCGATTGCGCAGCAGCTCGATGAACGAACCAGGCCGTGCATCGGTGAAGACCAGATCGCCAGCTGCAGATGCAGTGCCAACGGTCAGATCACGCTGCAGCACCTCGTTGCTGATCAGGTAGCCGCGAGCGCTGACGCCCATTTGCTGCTCAACAGCAGCAGACACTTCCCGCTCAAAGCCGGCGGCGTCGTAAGCAGAGCGATCGTTGGGGAACGCTTGAGCGCGGATGGCACGCAGGAAGCTGTAAGAGCGGGCTTCCTTATCGCTCAGGCCGATGTCAGCCGAACCACCAGAGGCGATGGGCTGGGCTGCCTTAGGAGCAGCGGGCTGGCTGGCGCGCTTACCGATGGCGGAGAGCACATCCTTCATGGCGTCGGACTCAGTAGCGCCACGCTCGATCAGGCTCTGGGCCAGATCGTCAGCGGCGTGAGTGCGGCAAAGGGCAGTGATGCTGGAGACGCGGGAACGCTCATCGGCCGCAGCCTGAGCCTTCACCGCCTCGATGTCGATGGTCGATTCCATGGATCCGATCGGGGTTGGGGTTTGGTCTGCGGCCGGGGCCGCGGATGTGGTCTCGAGCTGGCGCCCGATTCCGACGGAGACATCAGCAGGGACCGACACCACCGAAACCTCATGGGGCTGCCATGAGGTCGCAACGATGGAGCCATCCCTGGTCTGATCCGCGTCGTTGATGCTGTAGCCAACGGAGACATTGCGCAGAATGCCGTCGCGGATGTCGGCCAACTTTTCCTCAGCAAATGCTGAGCGGCTGAACCGAACTGCGACCATTCCGCGCTTCTTCTCGCCATCAATCCAACCGCGCTCAACAACGCCGAGCACTTGATCTGGATTGTGATTCCAGAGCAATGGCGCGCCATCGTTAAGGCGGGTGAGATCAACAGATTCGGAGTCGTGGCTTAGCACCTCGTCTCCAAACCAACGGGCTACCGGGGCCTCACTGCTGAAGCTGAACTCCAGCGACCGTGATTCCTCTCCAATCGCGCTGGCGTCAAATGACGCAACGCGGCGGAGCGGTTCACGATTGAGGTCGCGTTGTTCCATCGGCGCGGCTGTATCTGGCCTCAGGCTATGAACCGCGGCCATCAGCTCAAATTCTCTAGGTCGTCTTCGTCTGGCTCGTCGGGGCCGTCGTTGCTCATGCCCTCGGATTCGGCTGCCGTATCTTCTGGGGCGTAGGGATCTTGCGGAATAATTGATCCCACTGGACGGGCCTGCGTCAGGCCAGCGCCTGAGACTTTGCCGGCGTCGATGTCAAGAGTCAGGCCCAGGTCTTGCGCCATCGCTCGCTCCGCTGCTAGGTCGCGCATCAGCTCCGCCAGGTCGCCGCCCTGCTCGGCCACCACCTGCGATTGCGTCATGAAGCCGCAGCGGACAGCATCTTTGTAAGCGCCGATCTCCACCTTTGGATCAAGGAATCCCCAGGCCCTCGGATACCAGCGCACGGATTGATACCGATCGCGCATCGTGCCGTAGTTGGGCAGCGGTAGATCGCCAACGCCAACAGCTGCATCCATCCATCGCTGAAAGATTGGCCGGTAGAAATGCTCAATGGCGTACTGCTGCTCACCCTTCCACATCTCAATGGAATCCTGGCGGCTCATTCGGTTTGAGCTGTAATTGCTCTGGCTGTAATCGTTGCTGACTTGCTCAAAGCTGCAGCCGGTTGATGCGGCAACACCGCGCAGCATGGCCCGCAGGAACGGCTCAAACTGGCCATCAGGTGCATCAAGCTGCGGCACGCTGACCGATTCGCCAGGAGCTAGGTATTTGAAGACGCCTGGCTCAAAATTGCTGACGCGCTCGGCGTCGTAAACGTCATCACCAACCAGCTCGCCTTCAGGGCTGGTGATGAAACCCATCAAGCTGCTGGCGGCGCGGGCCCGCACCACTTCGGCTTCTTGGTAGCCGGCCAGATGATGCAGGCCCTTAATTGCTGCAGCAAACCATGGGACGCCTCGCGTCTGGCCGGGGCGCTCAATGCGGCGCAGATGAATTACTTCATCTGCCGGGACATCCACGACTGAATAGCCAACTGACCCGGACACGTCGCCAGGGTGGCGGGTGCGGAAGCGGTAAGCGGTAGGCCGCCCCCAGCGGTTGACGCGCACGCCCATGCGCCACTCACCGCCATCGGCTTCCGGCCCTGATGTTTTGCCTTCATCGACCAAATCGGCCTCAAGGATCTCCAAGGCCAGCGGCACCACGCCGGCGCCCATGGCCTCAGGCACCAGCCGGATAAACACTTCGCCGGATTCGGCCATGGCGCGCCATGCCAGCCGGGCTATCTCCTGCAGGCTCAACTGGCCGGCAGCGTGGCAGGTGTCGGCATGAGACCAATTGGCCCATCGCCGTTCAATCAGATCGTTGATCGCTGTGTCTGACCGGCTGCTGCCGCCTTGTATCGGCACCTGGGCCTGCATCCTGACGCCGGTGCCGATCACGTTGGAGACGATGCAACGCAGCGCCTGCTGGGCGTAGCCGTTGTCCCTGACCAGCTGCCGTGCGCGATTCCGCAGCCTGACCAGGCTGCCATCAATCTCGGCGTCTGCCGATGTTGAGCTGGTCACCCAGTCAGCGGTGAGCCGAGACACCATTGCGCCCTCGTAGGCGCGGCGGCGTGGTGCGGCTGGTGCCGGCGGCTGTGGCTTGCGCTTGCGCTTGCTCATCGTCCAAACCTCACGAACAGAGAGCGCGGATCACCCAGGCCGGCGGCCACCTTCTCGGCGGCACGCTCGCGGGCGACGATCGCCTTCAGCTGCGCCTCGCGCTCCATCAGCTGGCCAAGATCGATGCTGGTAAAGCTGCGGCTGCCGATGCTGTATTGCTTGGCTCCCTTACTTACAAGTGCGCGGATTGCGGCCTGCACCGCCACCAAGTCCTGCTCGGCCTGGCTTTGGCCGTTGAAGGCGCCAGGTGTGCCGGTGTAGTTCAGGCCTGGCTGCACCAGCGTGGTGCCAGATCCAACGGTGAGCACCGTGGCGCCGCTGGTTGCCCGGGTCTCCCAGTACCAAGTGCCGGCGTCAAATGCGCTCGACGTGGTGGCGGTGATCGCCATGTCCCACCCTCCATCAGCTCGGGCCGTGCCGGTAACAGCAGCGCCCTCGCTGGCGGTATTGGTGCGCAGGTAAGAGATCAGC